TTATGTATTTTTCGCTTAAACCAAAGAAAAGGTTTAACGATGCAAATTATTAATTAATTTTATATTAAAATGTTTGATTTTTTTAATAGAAAAAAGCTAGATAAAATTAGTAAGGAACTTGAGTTCCTAATGAATAATACTAATGATAGAGGGAAGATGGTGAATAATACCAACGCCAGATATCCGAGTATTGACACATATAATTACAACGAAACATACGTTACAATAGACGATGTGTATAGCATTATCAAGCTAATTGCTACAACTTCTGCCTTAATTCCATTTTATGCATTTGAAGTGAAAAATGATAAAGAATTAAAATCTTTAAAAAATATTTCTTTTAAATCTGAGCCTTATATACACAAGCTTTACGAATTAAAAGCATTGGAGGAACTGAAAGAAGATGACAGGCTAAATACTTTGTTAAATACACCAAATAGCTCCCAATCTTCCTACGAATTTTTTGAATCTGTTTACACTTTACTTTTCATACATGGAGAAACTTTTATTTATACTCCAAAATTAGAACTCGGAAAAAACGAAGGGCAGGTGTACGAAATGATAAGCTTATTACCACAACATGTGGTAATGAAAGTTAGTAATTCTTTCCCTCAAAGAGTGATATGCTACGACTATGTAGTGGATGGTATTGTAATAACAAAAGATATACCAATGGAGGATATTATACATATAAAGATGTTCAATCCTGCATCTACATATGATAATCAATTCAGAGGATTATCTCCAATAAAAGTATTGGTAAAGAAAATAGAAAGGTTAAAATCTGCTGTAGATAATTCTGTGAAGCAATTACAAAATAGTGGAGTACCAGGTATTGTTTTTGAAAAATCAGACGATAATGAAGTGGTAGAAAATATGGGCCAAAGGAAAAATAACTTTTATAAATATTTGCAAAGCCCCGAAAATAAAGGTGCACCGTATTTTAGTGCAGGTGATCTTGGTTATATTAGCCTCGGATTATCTACAACCGATTTGCAAACTTTGGAACTTGAAAAAGTAGATTTTAAAAAATTGTGCAATGCCTTTGGAGTGTCAGACGTGCTATTTAACAACAGCGATGCTAGTACAGAAAGTAATGTAAAAGAAATGACCAAAAGGCTATACACAATGACTATCTTGCCTAATGTGCAGAGGGTAAGGGATGCCATTAATAAGCATGTAAGCAATACATTTGTTGACAAGAAGCGTTTTGTAAATTGGGATATTAGCGAAATTTCGGAGCTGCAAAGCAATCAAAAAGAACTAGCAGAATGGCTTGAAAAAAGTTGGTGGATTACACCAAATGAAAAAAGGGCATTGCAAAAGTTTGATGTTATTGAAGACGAAAATATGAACCAAAATATAATACCAAGTGGTTTGCAATTAATTTCGGATTTAACATACCAAGGCGACTTATGACGAAATTGCAGTATATTATTGTGCAATTATTCCCTTCTGTATCATGCCCAAATGATATGGCAAATGTAAAAAACAAAAGGCTCTGGGCAGAAAAAAAAAAATAAAGAACATATGCAATTAAACACACAAATAGTATGGGAAACAGCAGAACCAGATGGTGGTACTTGCAATAAATGTAACGATCCAATATTTAGTAAAATGCACTTGTTGCAAGTTAAAATTGATGAAGAAGTAATAACTGCTAAAAAATATTGTGAAGCATGTTTCAACTTACTTTCCGATGACGAATAATAAAAAACTAAAGTTTGCTAAGAACTTTTACAGATTTACCATTGCAAAAGAAAAAAAGTATTCTAAATTTTTTAGTAATGTTTTAACCTCTCAAATAAATTTATTTTCCGAAAATTATAAAAAAAATATTGGTGTAGAAAATGCAATCAATAAAATTGATGCAGAAAATTTACACAACATTTTAAAGGCGTTATATTACGAAGTAGCTTCTGAGCATGGCCCAAGGGTAAGGAAATCCATAATTGAGCAAAAGGATAATACAGTAATTGGTTTTAGTGAAAAAATGATAAATCTTATGAAATCATTTTACGAAATAGATATTTTAAACCATGCCCTAGATATTACAGAAACTACAAAGAATAAGCTAAGAATAATAATGATTAAAGCAGAACAGGAAGGGCTATCAATTGATAGCACTGTAGCTTTAATAAATAGTAGTATGCTTACCGAAATAAGAGCTAGGAGGATAGCTAGGACAGAGATTGTTACAGCCGCAAACGTAGCAGGCAAGATAGCTGCAAAAGATACTGGATTGAAATTGCGTAAAGAATGGCTTAGTACAATGGATAACAGAACTAGAAAGCATCATATCAATATAGATGGTGCCATAGTTGGTATAGATGAATTATTTAACCTTGGTAATGGTGTTTTGATGGACACCCCCGGTGATAGAGGTGGTAAGAATGGACAGCTAAAAACACCTGCAAAAGAGGTGGTTAATTGTCGCTGCACAACCCTTTATCTAACGGATTAATATTACTGCTAACATGTACATTATTTCCGTTTCTCTTTAAATATCTGTAAGTTTTCAACCCTTTTATTTCAGAAATCTTTTTTTTTTCGTACAAATGCTTTTCAATTAGGTCGTAAATGTATCTATTAATTGAAACGCCTTTTTCGTTTGCCTCTTCATAAATAATATCTTTCAAATTACATAATGAAATATTTGTGCTGTGGTTATTTTCTTTCATGTAACAAATTTACTAAATTATATAGTATGAAAACTACATAATAAAAAATTGTAAACAAATTTATTTTTGAATAATGCAAAATGTTATTGAGTATAAAGAAACCAGTTTTGAACTAAAAGATATAGACAAATCTTCTAGGGTAATGATTGGTGCTTATGCTGCATACAATAACGAAGATAGTCACAAGGATATTGGCAGAAAGGGCATGTTTACAAAATCTTGGAATGAAAATTCCATGAGAATAAAACACTTCTTAAATCATGATGTAACTAAGCCTGTAGGTAAGGTTACAAGATTTTGGGAAGACGAAAAAAACGCATTTTACGAAAGCAAAATTGGTACGCATGCCTTTGGAAATGATGTACTAGAAATGGCTGAAAGTGGCTTGCTTACTGAACATTCATACGGATACAAAGTAATAAAAAGTAATAAAACGAATGTTGGTGGTAGGGAGTTAATAGAAGTCAAATTAATGGAAATTAGCAACATGACTGGCTGGGGAAGCAACCCAAATACACCATTAATTTCTTACCAAAAAAGTATGTTGGAAGATTCTGGATTCTTACAGAAAATGATTGATAGAAATAAATGTTTAGAAACTTTTTGTAAGAATACTACAGCAACGGATGAAACTATAGAATCACTATTGTTAGAGGCTAAACACCTTACGCAAATAATAATGGATTTGAGTAAAAAAAATAGCACAATGCCGCCTAGTAGCACATTGCCGCAAGAATGGACAGGTAAAATAATATTTAATTAAAAATTTAAAATAAAAACAAATGGCAGACGAAATTGAAATAAAAAGCATCGAAGATGTGCAAAAAGCATTTGATGTAATGAGAAAAAACCTTGAAGAAAAAGGTGTAGAAAAAGAAAAAAACTTTGAGGAGAAAATGAAAGCATTGGAAGATGCTACTGAGGAGCTTAAAAACGTGAAGCCAGAAATTACACCAGAGGAGTTGAAGACCTTGAAAGAAGATGTGGCTATTACCTTGAAAGCTTTTGATCAGCTACAGGTGAGATTGAAAGAAAATAAAGTTGAGCCAAAAAAAGAAGAGTTCAAAAGTTTTGAACAAAGAATTGGCGAAGCCATGGAAGAGAAGACGGATGAGATTGCTAAGTTTGAGAAAAAAGAAACGAAGAGCCTTATTATTGAATTAAAGGCTGTTGGTGATATGAGTACTGCTAATGTAACAGGCGGCAGTCGTTATGGCCAAATAATGCAGAATGGTATTGTAATGAACCCAAACAGAAAGGTTCACATGCAAGATATTTTGCAAGGTGGTAGTATTGGTGCTGGTAATACGTACACCTACATGAGAGAGAATGGGCAAGGTGAAGGAGAAATAAAACCAGTAGCTGAAGGGGCGTTAAAATCTCAATTTGATTTAGATTTAAAAGAAGCAACAGTAAATGTTGAGACTATTGCAGGCTGGTTGAGAGTAACTAGAAAGGCAATGAATAATATACCTGGTTTTATTTCATTTATACAGCAACGTTTGCCAGAAAAATTTAAAAATGTTTTGGACCAGCAAATATTGTATGGAGACGGTACTACTCCAAACTTGAAAGGTATTTTAACTGCTGGTAATTTTAAAGCAAGTACAGCTTCTTTAGCAAGTTTCTTGGCTGAAAAAATTACAACAGATATTGCCGTATTGGAAGATACATACGAAAGAATGGCAACGGCTGTATTATTGAGACCAATAGACCTTGCAGCGTTCTACAAGAACAAAGCCTCTGGAAGTGGTGAATATGATTTGCCGGATAATGTTGTATTTATAAATGGACAGTTGTATATATCTGGAGTGCCAGTTATAGCTTCTACTGCTATTAACACAACAGATTATGTAGTTGGTGATTTTGAGCAAGGGGCAGCATTATTAACACAAGAGGCTATGCGTTTAGAATTCTTTGAGCAAGACGGTACAAATGTTAGGGAAAACAAAGTAACGGTTCGTATTGAAGGAAACTATGCATTACCAGTGTACGGAGATGACTACTTCATCAAAGGAACTTCTGCTACTTCATAGTTCAGAAAATAAATTTAAACCTATAAAGGGCAGGTAAATAGCCTGCCCTTTTTTTAATTATTGCACCATGTATATTTTTTTAAAAAATCATTGCGAATTTAAAATTGGAGAAGAAATTACAGAGCATCCAAATTTGGATTATTTGTTGACGATGAAAGTTATTAAAACGTCGAAAGAAGTGGAAGAAGTGGAAGAAGCAAAAAGCAAAAAGCAAAAAGCAAAAAGCAATGGAAAGTAAAATAAAATTTAACGCTATTTACTCCGTAAAAATTGAAGATGAAGCCCCTTTTGATTTGCCAAGGGTAAAAGAATATTTAAAGATTGATCATGATTACGATAATGAATTGATCGATGAATTAATATGTGCAGCAAAATTGAATATCGAAAATTTTACAAATATTTCTTTAACAACAAAAAGAATAGTTGCACACTTAAATAACTCTTTAGGTAATATTTACCTACCACTAGGACTAGCAACAGATTTGGTAAGTGTTACTAACTTAGATGGCGTTGATTTTGAGAAAACAAAACTTGTAAACGGATTGTTAATATCGCCATGTGAAGACGATTTACTGGTAAGTTATAATGTAACTGTAGATGTGATTCCTGCAGATTTAAAAACTTTTTGGATGCAGCAAGTAGCGTATTTGTATGAGCACCGTGGAGATGAAGAATTAGGGGATATTTCTCCAATAATAAGAAATTCATTAAGATCAATAAGGAAAAACAACTACTAATGAAAAAAGTTACCCTAATTGGTAAAATGAATACTAAAATTACTTTCCAAAACTTTACCAATATTCAAAATGAATTTGGTGGTAATAGTTTGCAGCAAGTAGGAAAAGATGTTACAATTTGGGCAGAGGTGCAAGATAGATCGGGTGGTTTTGAAAAATTACAAGATGCTCAAATTTTTGTTTATGATTACAAAATAATTTTTCGATTTAATGAAAATATTAATAGTGCTACAAAATTTATTTACAAAAATGAAATGCTAAAAATAGAATCATTAACTATTGTAAGGGAAAATAAGAATGATTACATGGTTGCAAAATGCTCTAAAATATCTTTATAATGACAGCCGCAGAAAATAACACCATTGCTAATAATGCAAGAATAGACC